ATCATGCGGCCTCCTCATCGGTTTCTTCTTCGTCATCGAAGTGGGACTCCAGCTCTTCCCAGTTGATGTCGGTGTCGATGAAATCGCGCAGGAAATCAGGGATGTCCTTGCTGGCGCAAGCCTCCTCGAATTGCTCGCGTGCAGACTGCACGTCAGCCTTGCTCTCTGGGTTGAACCAGACGTTGATAAGCCACGTTGCGCGGTTCGTCCAGCCGTTGTAGGTCGTGTTGGTCATTTGTTTCTCCGGTGAGTCGTGTTGCGATAGAAGAAGTATCGGCCAGGCCAGCACAGCAGTCAAGCTGGATTTACTTAGGACAAACCCTGATACAGCACTCTTTCAGGTAGGCACACGGTCAGCGTGTTAGCGAGCCGCGCAGCGCCGAGCCCAAGCCTGGTGGACAGCGATAGGACGCATCAGACCCAGCTCGGCAGGCACGGCACACGGACAGACGCGAGCGACACAGCATCGAAGTTATCCACAAGCCCTCGCGGCATCAAGACAGAACAATGTTCGGTTTGCGGTAGACTGACCGCGCGCGCGACAGGCAGGGCGCCCGGCTCTGCTACTGAAACACGCCAGCAGCGCGCATGGAAGGGCTGCAGGACGGTTCAAACAAAGGCGGGAAGGGGTGATAGAGGCCGGCGCGCCTCCCCGTCTGCGTGCCCGCTAAAGGTCGATGAGCCCCGCTGCAGAGCTGCCAGACAGTCAAGCCAACTGTACACACGCACGGCATAACACGCGACATATCAGTGTGTGATACGACTTTACATAACACTCGTTGTACGACAGTTCCGAAGATCAGCTGCATCATCGGGCCATCCCTGCATACAGCCGAGCCTGCCATTCGTCATCGCGGCTCCAAACTCTGGGACCACCCCGCACCCACGGACCCCAGGTCGCGTTTGCACTTGCACCCCCTATCACTCCGCTACCCAAAAAAGGTCCATCCCGCTTGACCTCCAGCACGCCCAGAACACGTCAACCCCACTTGACATGCCTGCCCACTTGCATCACAATCCGTATGTCGCCTGCCAGTGCGTTCGTGTTGTGTGATGTGCGGTTGTTTCGTGTGCTGGCAGGCGACTATTTCTTCTTCAAAACCAACCACCAAGAGATTCCATGAGCGACACGGTTTACATCATCGAAGACGGCGAGACGACTCACCTCGTGGCAGCCAAGAACAAGTCGCAGGCCATTGCGCACGTCAAGCGTGAGATCAAGGCGGTGCCTGCGAAGCCGCTGGATGTGGCGCGACTGCTGGGTGAAGGTGTGAAGCTGGAGACCGCTGGGGATAGTGGTGAGTGACACGCCGGACCGGCACATTCTCAACATCAACGGCGTGGAGTACGAGATTGCGCCGGAAGTGGGAATGGCGTTTGAGCAGCTGATGGCCGAGCGCAATGCGGCCTTTGCGATCATCCAGGGTGCCATCGTCGCGGGACTGATCGCACCTCCAGACGAACTGGACATTGAACAGCAGCGCGCGGGGATGCATTGAGCAAGGCCGACACGGGCAATCTGCTGCGCCAGATCAGCGAAGACCGGGCGCTCGGCTCGCAGCTGCTGTTCAGCCACCGGCACCCGCAGGAGACGCCGAAGTTTCATGTGCAGGTGATGGACCTGTGGCGCGGGGCTGATGAGTTTGTGCTAATCGAGGCGTTTCGGGAGGCGGGCAAGAGCACGCTGTCCGAGGAATTTCTCCTGCTCGAAGCCTGCTTTGGGAACTTCCGGTATGCGCTCGTGTTTGGTGAGACCTACACCAAGGCGGTGCAGCGTCTCTCGGCCATCAAGCACGAGGCGCTTCGCAACACCAAGCTGCATGCGCTCTTTGGGAAGTTGAAGGGCGAGATCTGGTCTGAGAACGCCATCGTCCTGGCAAACGGCTGTCGCATCGAGGCGCACGGCTGGGAAGAGGAAATCCGGGGCTACAAGTGGCTCGACGCGCGACCTGACCGGGCTTACCTCGACGACATCGAGAACAAGTCGATGGTGCGTGATACCGCCTCCGTCGATGCCTCCTGGCGCAAGCTCAATACAGAGCTGATCCCCGCTCTCGACAAGGAGCACCGCAAGGTGCGCGTCACCGGCACGCCGCTGGCTGACGACTGCCTCGTGAATCGGTGCAAGAAGAGTCCTGAGTGGGTGCATGCGTCGTTTCCGATCTGCTACACGCCAGACGGCAAGGTGGGCGCGGAGGCCATTGACGATCCGGCTGCACTCGCTACCTGGCCTGAACGCTACTCCATGGAGTGGATTCGCAAGGAGAAGGCGCGGTTTGAGTCAGGCGGGCTGCTGCGAGAGTACGTGCAGGAATACATGCTGCTGGCGGCTAGCACACAAGGAAAACCGTTTGCTGAAGAAGAGATTCGCTACCTGGATGTGGCCCCGGGAATCTACACGCCCAAGGTCTACATCTGCGATCCGGCCCGAACCACCAACGTGTCTACCTCAGACCGAACTGGCCGCGTGGTGGCCTCGCGTATCGGCACCACCATCTACGTGCATGAAAGCTCAGGGGAGTATTGGAAGCCCGACGCCATCGTGTCCGGATGCTTCGACACCTCCGAGCGGTTCGACGACTGCGAGATCGCCATCGAGCGCAACTCGCTTGACGAGTGGCTGATGCAGCCCATGAGAAACGAGATGCTGCGCCGGGGCAAGAGCCTCAATGTGCAGGCCATCCTCGCCCCTCCAGACCGCAGCAAAGAGCAGTTCATCCTGGGACTGCAGCCTTTTTTCAAGGCCGGAGACATCGTGCTGGTGGGCGGCCCCGGAAAGCACCCTCAGCTCAAGGCCGAGATCGTGAATTTCCCAAGCGGCAAGCGCGACATCCTGAACGCCCTGGCCTACGTGCAGCGCGTCTTTGGCGGGCAGCCGGTCTATCCCGAGTTCGGTCAGGACAACATCGTGATGCAGTGGGTGCCTGACCGATCCGATCAGCTCGCTGTGGGGTTCCACTCGACATCGTCCGAGACCGCCTGCGTGCTGGTGTCGATCTCGGGGCGGCGCATGACGGTGCTGGCCGACTGGGTGAGTTCACTCTCGCCGCTCGACGCTGTGCGAGATATGTTCATGCTGGTGAGCGCCGCTTACCCCAACCGCCACCTCACGACCTGGGTTCCCGCTGATGTGTACGACCAGCAGGGGCGGGTTGCGCTGATGGACGCGCTCAAGTCGGTCAAGGCGGAAGTGCACAAGGGCGGCTACATCACGGCGTCTCGCGGCATTCTGGCCGACAAGATCCGCATGGAGATTCAGAGGCGACGACTCTTCCTGGTGGACTCCAATGCACGCGCCACCCTCCAGGCCCTGGCTTCCACCTACAAGATCGAGGTGGGGTCGGACGGGCGGGCAAAAGGTGAGCCGGTGAAGAACGTATCGCGTACACTGGCCGAGGCGCTGGAATGCTTGACGTTCGGTATCGAGCAGAGTAAAAGCGCGAGTGAGTTGCCCGATGGGTTTGGCGAGAGCCGAAACGCCCAGGGTGTCGAGTATTTTTCAGCACTGCGCCCCAGGCGCTAGGAGATCATCATGGCAGTCAGCCGCTCTCATCCCGCAAAAGGCCCCTCTCAAGCACCCAAGGACTTCTTCGAGTTGAAACAGTCTGGCGGCGCGTATGGCAGCTCCGGCGGCCCCGCTGGCGCAAAGCCGGCATCCGGCCCGCAGCGCGAGAAGGTCATGGGCAGCAAGTCGAAAAAGTGAGCACGCCATGAAGCGCGTTCAAAAAGATATCAGCAAGACCAAGGCGCCCGCCGCGCTCTTCAAGAAGAAGGCAGCCGGCACCAAGAAGAACGAGCCCGACAGCAACAAGCCGTTCTCGCGCAAGGCCGAGATGCAAAAGAAGCTCGACGGCGTGAAGCTCTAGCAAGCAATGGCTATTGCCAAGAATGCGGCCGCCGCGCCGCGCGCATCGAAGAAAAAGCCCCCCGCCAAGAAAGCTGCCGAGAAACTACCTCGCAAGCTCGATTCTCGGGGGGTTTTGGCGTTGCAGCAGGAAGAGTCCGGCGACGACAAGGGGTTGGAGAACTGGGCTGAAAAGCACGACTCCAAGGCCTACGAGACGGCTCAGAAGCTCTACGAGAAGATCCAGAAGTGCTACGACAATAAGAAGGAGCAATCCGACAACATCGAGCAGTACTGGAACATCTTCAACGCCAAGTCTGACGAGAACCAGGTCTACTCGGGCAACTCGCAGGCCTACATCCCGGCCGTTCGCGACGCCATCAAGGCCCGCATGAAGCGCACCCTGGCGCAGCTCTTTCCGGTCAACCACAAGCACGTCGATGCGGTGGGGCCCACAGGCACCGAACCCTACGAGGTGCTCGCACTGCTGGAGCACTACATCCGGCAGGTCAACCTCAAGAATATTGTTCGCTCAGACCTGATCGCTGGCGACGTCACAGGCCAGTGGAACCTCTACGTGGACTGGACGCGCACCTACCGGCGTGTGACCGAGATCGTGCGAAAGCCGCCGATGCTGGAGGACGCCGAGCTGGGCGTCACGGTTCCCGACTCAACAGCCGACGAAGACGAGACCACCGAGACCAAGGAAGTCGTGACGGAGGGGCCGGAGATCGTGCCCTTTGCGACCGACGACCTGGCTGTGTACCCGCCGACGTGCGACGACATCGAGAAGTCGATTGCCTCGTCGATCCGCCTGCGCATGAGCAAGGAGCAGGTGCAAAAGCTCATTGATGAAGGCGTGTTCGTCGGCATCGAGGACGTCGATGAGTTCTTCGACCAAGGATCCCAGACCAACGGCGCGCGTGAAAAGCGCTCACCCGAGAAGGGCCGCACAAACGACGCCGGCATCAAGACCGAGGGCACCTACAAATACTGCCTGATCTACGAGGTGGCGACCAATCTGGTGTTTGATGAGGATGGCGGCCACAAGGAGCCGGCGCTGGTGTACTACGCCGGGCCTGATATGATCCTGGGCATCATCAAGTCTCCTTGGTGGAGTGGGCGAAGGCCCACTATTTCGGCCCCGGTTGAAAACATATCGGGGTCTTTTTTTGGCATGAGCCAGATTGAGCCGGTCAAGACGCTTCAGTGGAACCTGAACGACTTCTGGAACATGGGCATGGACAGCGCGCAGTACAGCCTTCTGCCCATCGTCATGACCGACCCCCTGAAGAACCCTCAGTACCAGAGCATGGTCATGGGCCTGGCCGCCATCTGGCTGACCGATCCGGCCAGCACCAAGTTCGAGCAGTTCCCCCCGATCTACAAAGACGCGATGCAGCTCTGCCAGGGCATCAAGCAGCAGATCTGGGAGTCGCTGGATGTGAACGACGCCATGATGGGCAAGATGCCGCAGGGCCGAAAGAACAACCAGCTCGTTGGCAACATGCAGCAAGAGCAGCAGATCAACATCGTTGACCATGCCAAGCGCTACGAAGAGGTGATGCTCAACCCGCTGCTTGAGCGCATGTTTGAGCTGGATCAGCAGTTCCGCGACAAGGAGCTGGACGTCGAGACGATGGGCGATGTGGGCGTGAAGGCCGGGATCAAGAAGATCAGTCCTCAGCAGTTCGGCCAGACCTACTTCTTCCGCTGGTCAGGAACCGCCTACCAGATGAACGTCGCGCGCCAGCAGCAGATGATTGCCAGCATGAACGTGATCCGGGGTATCCCGCCGCAGTTGCTCGGAGGCAAGCGCCTGGACGTGAGCCCGATCATCCAGTTCCTGGTCGAGCAGACGTTCGGGCCAGAGCTTGGGCCCCGCATCCTGATCGACGAGCGCGACCTGTTCACGGTGCCGGCCGACGTCGAAAACACGATGCTGCACAACAACCTTCCCGTCGAGATCCACGAAGGCGACAACCACGTCGAGCACATCCAGGAGCACGACAAGTCGGCCAAGCTCACGGGCGACACGACCGGCGCGTACCGCAATCACATCATGATGCACATGCAGGCGCTGCAAAAGAAACAGCAGATGATGCTCGGTCAGCAACAGCAGCAGGGCGGGCAAGGCGGTCCTGGCGCACCGGGTGTGCCGCCCGGCGCCGCCCCAGCCGGTGTCGCTGGTACGCCGCGCCCCGGCGCCCAGCCAGGCATGCCCCGCCCTCAAGGCCCCGCAGGTATGATTCCGCAAGACAACATGCCGGGCGCGCCCGGTCGAGGATAAGCCATGGCACAGAATCAGAACGACATAATCATCGGCAATGACTTCAACTCGGGCGAGTTCATCCGAAACTTGCAGACGAATACGACGCTTCAAAACCAGATCGTGACTGGATCTTTGTCTACAGCAAATGGCGCCGCAGCGGTGGCGGCTGCCTATACCGCATCGCCAAAAGGCATCGCCGACCTGCTAGAAAAGTGCATGGGGTTGGCGAAGAACAACAACCCGTTGGACTTGGGTGTAGACGAAGAACCGCCCGCTGTCTCATGGACGGCCAGTGCGCCGACTGGTGCGACCGAATACAACATGCAGACGCTACTAGCCAACGGGCAGGTGCGTGTGGGTGGTGCGCCTGTCTACAACGGTGACTACACCTATGGTGGGTTCATCGTCAATGAATCGGCCAGCACGCCAGTTGGTGTGTACTTCAAGCAGGGCGCTTCTGATTCAGGCGGCGTCCGTCTGAACTGCACTGGCGGCGCGCACATGACGTTCCGCGTGCCTTCTGAGAAGGTTTGGATTCGCCTTGATCCTGGCTTCTATGTCGAAGGCGTGCGTGTTCTGGTTGATGGCAAGTACACGTCACTTGATGGCACGACCGTCACGGCTGCCAATCAATACTTGTTCATTGATTCGAGCGCACTTGCAACGCCCCGCAAAGAGCGAGAAATCACGCTTGAGATCGGCGCGCAGGGTAGCGGCAATGCAGCGCCTGCGGTGATCTCTATCTTCTGCGTCACTGGAGACCGCATCAGCCCGCCTGCACCTTATGCGTTGTCATTTGGTGTTCTGTCGGATTCGTATGACTCTGGCGTCCACTCTGGCAATGCTGGTGGAGCAGACGCAACCAACATCAGCGCGACGGCCAACAACAAGCACCACTATGAAGGTGTTTTGGGTGCGATGCGCAATATCAGTGGTTGCAACATCATCGCCAACGCTGCGGCTGGCACGGGCATTTTGAGCACGTTCAGCAGTGTCAACGCTTATGGAGCGCCTGAGCGTATTGCAAACATCGCGGCGGCCCGGACAGCGTTCACGATGATTCCTTTGTCGATCAATGACTACAACAACAACCTGACTCGATACGACACGAGCACGTATGCGTATCGAGACGCCATTCAGGCCTTGTGTGCATCTATGCGTGCCGTCACGAGCGAGCCCCTAGTGCTCTATGCGCCGAACAACGCCAACAAAAACGATACAGCTTTTGGCGCATCGCAAACCAAGCTGCAATACATGCAGGACGACATGCTCGATGCAATTTCGCGCCTGGGTGATTCGCGCATTGTTGGTGTGCCGTGGACGATGGGCGGAACGCTGGGCGGAATGAAAGTGCCGCGCCTGATTGATGGAGCCAACCGCCAGAACAATGGTGGGGCAGGTACAGCAGGCAATGCCTATTACGCAATTGGTATCGACGGCCTGCATCCCACACCGCGCTACGGCGCTGAGCTGATTGCTAGGGCTCGCCTGAAGTACGCAATCGCAGCACTGCGCACGATGAGCTGATCACCATGCGCCCCCTCATCCTCATGGCCGCGCTGTAAATGGTCGTCGCCACCGGCTTCAACTTCGTCGCCACATCCTTCATGGGCGTGATCGTGACCGGCATCCCGTTCGGTCACCTAACGAAGCTGGAGCAGAATTCGGTGCTGTCTCACGAGCTGGGCCACATCAAGCTCAAGCACGCGAGACAGCGTCTGTGGTGGCTGTTGTGCGGCAGGCTCTGGTGGGACACGACCTGGCTGATCGAGCAGATCAGAAATCAGGAGTTCGAGGCCGATCTGTTTGCGGCAAAAATGGGCGACGCGGCGGGACTCGTCAAACTGTTCGAGAGATACGACAATCCCGAAACGAAACTGCATCCCAGCTCCAGAGAGCGGATCGCACGACTCAAGGAGTTTTTGTAATGTTTGAGAAAGCGCCTTTTCAGTCCGGTGGTCAGTCTTACGCCATCGTGGCAGCCGCATCACCGCCTACTCCCATTCAAGTTTCTGGTGGAACCGGCAACACCTCGACCATGATTCTCAATACTGGAACCATTCCGGTGGCAATTGGGATTGGTTCGACTGCGGCGATTGCGACAGCCAACGCGGTCTTGCCAACTGTGGGCTCTCCAAGCAATGCAACCATCGTAATTGGGGCTGGCCTGGAAATCCCTATTCGCTCTGGATCCGGCCAATACTGGACAGCTTATGCAGCATCGAATACGACCATTTATTTGACGCCCGGCGCAAGCTCCTGATGTTCACCTGACTTGACTTGAAACAACGTTCATTCTATAAACCCTCCCATTAGGAGACCTTGATGAAACTGACTCACTATCTACTACCCCGCGCAGTCGGTCTGCCGATCAATCCAGGCTCCATTGAATTCAATGGCGGCATCCCGAATGATGGCGCCCTGGTCAGTCTGTTGACCAACCTGCAAAGCAACTCAGCCCCGCAAAGCTCGGGACTGGGCAACTTCAAGTCAGTCAGCGCAGCAGCCAACTTCACATTCAACGCGGCGACAGTCCCTGGCGGTATCGCCGGCACGGTGGTCTATGCATCGGGCGGCGCGGGCGTCAACGGCACGCTCGACTCAACTCAGAATATCGTGGCAGCCATTCCCGGCGCCTACGTCGGTCAGGTCGCTCCGCTGATCCTCGCCAATGCCAACACGGGCACGATCACGCTGGTCGTCGGTGACGCCAACACGACGCTTGCCGGCACCACCACTTGCCTGACGGTCGCCATGCGCTGGTATCAGGTCAAGGTCACGAATCTGGCTGTGCCGGGCGCACCGGGCGCTGCAGCCACCAACACGACCACGACCACGGCGGCTGTGGCCGGCGCAGTGGCGTCGACCACGCTGACCACGACCATCATCCCCGTGACGGCATCGACCGGCATGATCGCCAACGCCTCGGTGCTGGTGGTCACCAACACGGACGGCACGACCTTCCATGGCCTGGTCACGGCGATCAACACGCTCAACATCACGGTGACGGGCGTCAACGCCAAGAACGTCGCATCGGGCGCAACGGTCGCGGTGTGGAACCCTCAGGTCACGGTCACGGGCATGTTCGCTCTGGACAAGACCACGGGCGTCTACGCTTAAGGGGATCGCATGGCACTGCTCTACGCAAACAACCCAGGCCTAACGGCCGATCCGTCTGCCAATTTCGGTGCGTTCCAGGCGATCAGCAATGCCAATCTGCTGGCACCCGAGCGTTCCCCGATCACCACGGCCGGCACCAGCACCACGCTCACGACCGCACAGCTTCTCAGCGGCGGCATCATCCTGGCGGCCGGCGCATCGGGCGGCTTCACGATCAACCTGCCCACCACCGCAGCCATCATTGCCGCGATGGGCACTTGCGTTCTGACGGACGGCACATTTTCGATGTGGGTTCGCATCAAGAATGACGGCGTGGGTCAGACCGGCACGGTCACGGTGGGCGACGCCAGCACGACGCTCAACGGCACGGCCACGATTGCGACCAACACGGTTCGTACCTACCTGCTGACCGTCACCAGCAAGACAACGCTGACGCTGGACAACTTCGGCAGCTCAAGCCTGTAAGGGAAAACGATGAAACTCAGTTCACTCCTGAAGCGCCTGCTGTCCTACCTGTTTCCACTCGCTGTGGAGCCGGGCGAAGGCGGCGAGCCGGACGACCAGCTTGACGCCGACGCGGATACGGACATCGAGGTCGATGACCCGACGCCTGACGCTGACGACATTCCTGCCGACCCTGCTCTTGAGGATCCGGCACCGGTTCGTGCGTCGCGTCGTGAGCAGACTGACCACACCGAGGATCTGCGTCGCCGTCTGGATGAAAATGAGCGCCAACTGGCCGCCATGCGCAATCCGGTCACGTCTCAGGAAGACCGCATTCGCGCTCAGGAAGATGCCAAGCTCAACGATCCAAACACCACGGACATCGAGAAGTGGCAGATCAATGCAAACCGGGCGCTGCGCGAGTCACAGTCCCAGGCTTCCGCTGCTCTGCATCAGGCTCGTGAGCTGCAAGACCTGACGACCTTCCAGGCCAAGGCCATCAAGAACCCGGTCTATGCCAAGTTCAGCGACAAGGTCGAGGCCAAGCTCAAGGAAATTCGAGGCAAGGGCCAGGACGCCCCGCGCGAGCTGGTTCTCAAGGTGCTGATCGGCGAGGCGGTTCTGAACGGCGATCTCAAGCGCACCGGCAGCAAGCCCGCTGCACCCAATCGTGGGAAGCCTACCGGCGCCCGATCCGACGTGCCGGCTCGCACGAGCATGAGCGACCGACAAAAACGCGCAGCCCGGCTGGCTGATCGCCCCATCTGATTTCTGAAAGGCCAACATGAAAATCTCTCTCAAGTCTCTCCTGTTGCTCGCTCTGGGCTACTTCCTGCCTCTGGTGACCAACGCCTCGTCAGGCTTCCAGTCTGACGTCGAAAACTACATCCAGGATGAGGTCGAGCCGCTGGCGCGCCGTCAACTGGTGGCCTATCAGTTCGGTAAGCCGCTGCGCCTGGATACCAATCGCGGCGTGACGTACACTGCCAGCCGCTACGAGCGTCTGCCGCTGCCTTTTGCACCGCTGCAAGAAGGCGTGGCGCCCATCGGCGAGGCGATGACTCTCAAGCAGGTGACGGCCACCGCACAGCAGTGGGGGGATCGCGTCATCATCACCGACGTAGCGAACCTGACCATCAAGCATCCGCTGTTTCAGCAAGCGATCCAGCTCGTGTCGCTGCAGCTCCCGGAAACCCTGGAGCGCAACACGCTCAACACGCTGCTGTCGGGCACCCAGGTCAACTTCGCCAACGGCCGCGCAAACCGCGCTTCCCTGCTGGCAACCGACGTGCTCTCGCCGCACGAAGTCAACCGCATGGTCGGCTCGCTGCTGACATACGGCGTGCCTCGCTTCAACGGCGACGAGCGCGAGGACATGATGATCGAGGCCGGCGCGAGCCGCCCCTCGCGTCCGCCCGCCAGCATCCAGCACTATGTCTCGCTGATCCACCCGCTGGCATCGCAGGACATGCGGGAAAACTCGACGGTTGCCACAGCCTGGTCGTACAGCGACGTGAACCGCCTGTACAACAACGAGCTGGGCCCGTGGGGCGGCTGCCGCTTTGTCGAGACCAACATGATGCCTTACTGGGTCGGTGTGGCTCAGGTCAACGGCACGGCTGGCACGGCTGGTGGCCTGCCCACCGGTACGTACTACATCCAGCTCACGGCGTCGCCCTCGCAGACTTCGGTCGAGCAGCAGATCTACCAGGTGTCCACCTCAGCATCCGTGACCGGCCCGACCGGCTCGATCTCGGTGGCGCTGCCCAATCTGCCGGGCTATGTGTTCAACGTCTACATCGGCACGACCACCTCGCCGGCCAACCTGGGTGTGTGCGCGCTTGGCCCCACCACCGGCCCGCTGGCTGGTCAGGCTACGCAGCTCGCAGGCAACCAGACCGTCATCATCACCGGTGTCGGCACGGCTCAGACGCCGCCCGCAGCGCCCGCCACCGGTGTGTACGTGTTCCCCAGCATCTTCATCGGCAACCAGTCCTACGGGCAGGTGCTGCTGGAGAACCCTGAGTTCCACTACCTGACCGGCGCAGACAAGAGCGATCCTCTGAACCAGACCCGCGTGGTGTCCTGGAAAGTGTTCTACGGCTCGATCATCCTGAACCAGGCATTCCTGGCCCGGGTTGAGCACAGCTCGGCGTTCACCCCTGGCTACAGCACCGGCACTCAGGCCTGATTGACCACCAACCCACTGGAGAGTAAATGACCATCGAACAGATCAAAGCGCTGATTGCGCGAGAGTACCAGCAAGCCGACGCGTCGGTGCAGGCGTTCATTCAATTCCTGGAGGGCAAGGACGGCCAGATCAAGGCTGCCGTTGCTCTGCTGGAAGCCAATGGCTACGTTGTCACCCTGAAGGCGTAAAGCATGGCTGACGACAAGAAAAAGGAAGACGAGAAGAAGGCGGTGGTCCCCGTGGTTGCACAGGCTGGCCCTTCTTCCGTCGCGCCGACGACCGCCGCCGAGTCGCCTGCCGAGCACATTGCCCGCCTGCAGCGCGAGCTGTCTGAGGCCAACGCTCGTCTGGCATCTCAGTCGAGCAACTTCACCTTCAACAACACACCCAATGTTGCGTTCGCTGGCGAAGACAAGGATCCCGAGACCGGCGAGGTCATTGAGACGTGGTACCACTACCGTGTTGATCTGCCCCCTTCCGGTGGCGTCGAGATCAAGATCAACGGCGTGCCGTTCTTCCACGGCGAGCAGTACAAGGTCACCGGCAAGACCCTATCGACGCTGCAAGATATTGTTGCGCGCTCGTGGCAGCACGAAGCACAGATCAACGGCTCGCAGAACGAGAACGCGTACCGCAAGCCGAATTCGCGCGCCTTCAATACGGGGCGCAATGTCAACGTCAGCACAGGCTTCTGAGAAAAACATGACTGAATCCACCAAAGAAATCAACCAAGGCGCCGATGCTGCACAAGCACGAGTGGCCGGTAGCTACAACTTCGCCGCTCAATTGCCCAACGGCAAGAGCCTCACCATGTCCGGCTACATCATCGAAGGCGACACGCTCGCTGACGTGAACATGAAGCTGGATTTCACGGCTCAGGCCATCGAGCGCCAGCGCCTCAAGGCTGAGGTTCCAGAGCTGGAGGCCAAGCTGGACAACCTCAAGAAGACCCTGGTGCAGATCGACACCATGATCGAGGACATGAAAGGCAAGGAACGCCTGAGCGCGCAGGAAAAGCAGAACATCAACACACTGACGGTCAACCGCAAGAAGGTTGAGTCTGACATCGCTGATGGGATGGCTGCCGTGGAGCGCGCCAAGAAGGCGGCCGCCTGATGCCACTTACCGCCGCACAGATCGTCACCAAGGCATGCGCAGCAGCAAAGTGCCCGGGCTTCACTGTGCAAGGCGGTGAGTACCTGAATCTGGTGTTGAAGGATCTCTGGCTGCACCGCGACCTGAAGGTTAATCGTGTCACCCAACTGTTCAACGTGCAGGCCAACAGCAACGGCCCCTTCAACCTGGAATCAGACTACCTGCGCACCTACGACCTGTTCTACTACCAGAACGGTCTGCCGTACTTCCTGAACCCGGTCGAGATGAAGGTCTACGATCAGGAGTTCAAAGACCCCTCGATCAGCAACTACCCCTACGAGTACGCGACCGATCTGAGCACGCAAGCGCAGACGGCCAGCGGCACAGCGGGTCAGCTCTACATCTATCCGCAGTCGAGCGGCCTGTTGCAGCTCACGCACCGCTACATGGTGGCGCAGCCTGAGATCACGTCGCCTGAGTCAAGTTCGACCGTGCCGTGGTTCATCGACCAGGACTACCTCGTCAAAGCCACAACCGCTCGCCTGTTCGATCTGGTGGACGACGACCGCGCAACCAAGTACGACCAGGAGCTGGAGATGATGCTGCGCACGCACCTCATCATGCAGGGTGACGAGCAGGGCACGGTTCATCAGGTTGCGCTCGATCCGAAGCGGTTCCACTCGGCGCGCGCCTTGCGGCCTACCAAGGTCACCAACTGAGCAGGATCATGAATGGCTCTGCGCAAAGCAAAACCAGTCGGCTTCACGCCAAAAGGGCTCACTGACGCCTACGATGCCACGCAGGCATTCCCGGGCGCGTGCCGCTCGCTTCAAAATCTGGTATTCGACCAGGCCAATCCCGAGATCGTGAACTGCCGGCCCGGCGTTGTGCAGCTCACCGACTTCACCGGGTTCACCACTCCCACATTCGTCACATGCTTTATCGCCATCGGAGACATGGTGTACGGCATGGTGTCCACCGGACGCAATGCGGGCTACGACGAGCCGTTTGCCTACTCGGTCAGCGGCAACACGTTCGTCGCCATCAGCAACGTGCTGGCTGGCAATGTGCCGCTCTCGCCCAGCAGTTCGACAGGCACCAACTGGACGCCTCCTAGCATGACTGTGGTGGGCACCAAGATCCTGATCGCGCATGCTGGGTTCAGTGGGGTGGGGGCCAATTTCATCGGTGTGATCGACATCAGTGTGCCGGCAACTCCCGCCTGGAGTTCGAGCAACCTGGCGACCAATGCGCTGCCCAGCGTGCCGACAGTCGTGGCGAACCTCAACAACCGGGCGTACTACGTCTGCGGAAACGTGGCGTACTTCAGCGACGTGCTGGTGCCGCTCACGCGAACCAATGCCAGCCAGTCCCTGACCCTGGGCGACACGACGCCGATCCTGGCGCTATCGGGTCTCCCGGTTCAGACCACCTCGTCTGGAGTGGTGCAGGCCCTGCTTGCTTTCAAGGCATTCCAGATATGGCAGATCACCGGCGACTTGGCGACGACCAACCTGGCGCTCAACTACCTGAGCCTCAACGTCGGTACATCGGCGCCGCGATCGGTCGTTCAGACGCCTTACGGCACTAACTTCTCGGCCATCGACGGCCCGTATGTGGTCGATCCGCTGGGCGTCGTCAAGCCTCTCACCAAGAGCCAGCGAGAGAACGAGCAGGACATTCAGCAGCCGTTCATCAACTGCCGGTTTCCGTCTCGCGTGTCGGCCGGATACTCGGGCGGCACCTACCGCATCTCGCTCGACACCATCGTGGACGGCCAGGATGTGTCCTACGAATACTGGTTTGACCTGGAGCGCAGGCGCTGGAATGGCCCTCACACCTTCCCTCAAGACTGCTGCGCGCAGATGGGGAATTACTTCGTCATCAGCTACCGTGGTCAAGGGGCCAAGCTCTACAAGTCGGAGCTGACGTCCAGCGCCACCAGCGTCTATACCGATGCGGGTTCACCCGTCTCATTTCTGCTGGAGTCGTCCACCTTCCCAAAAGACGGCAGCATGATGGAGAAGATGGTGGTCGAGAGCACGGTGGAGTTGTCCACAGCGGGCGCGACCGTAACCTATCAGGTCAACGCGATAAACGACCAAAGAACCGTCCTCAACAGCACCAACATCTCTGTGCAGGGCAGTACGGCGCTTTGGGGTACGGCAGTCTGGGGCGCCTTCACATGGGGCGCGTCGATCAACATTCCGAAGGTCTACACGATCCCGTGGACGAAGCCACTGGTATTCCAGAAAATGGCGATTCAGATCACCGGCATGGCGTCGAGCAATATCAGCATCGGCACCTTCTTTGCCCGGTACCAGGAAACTGGCTACACCAACATGGGGTCATAAATGACTATCTTCACGACACCTCCCGTCACGCTGACCAACGGCACGACCGCCGATGCCACGAAGGTCATGCAGGACATCAATCAGATCGTGTCGGACGGCAATGCCAACGCCATCGACAAGTCTGGCGTCACGCCGTTCACGGGCAATCAGTCGATGGGCGGCAACAAGCTCACAAGCGTAGGGGCGGCCACCCTCATCACGGACGCGCCGAACGCTGGTCAGATCCAAAGCTCTGCTCTGACGAAGCTCTCATCGGTGTCCGGAACCGACACCATCACGGCCAGCGCGACGCCTACCCTGGCGGGGTACTCGACGGGCCAGACGCTGCAGTTCATCAGCGCGGGCGCCAACACCACCACCACGGTCACGCTCAACGTCAACGGACTGGGAGCGAAGAACATTTTGCGCGCCGGCAGCGGTGCACTGGCAGTGGGTGACATCGCAAACGGCCAAGTTGTCGAGGTCTACTACAACGGCACGTTCTTCGAGTTCACCAACACGCAGCACGCCGCCACGTCAGATCTGGCAACGGCAGCCACGACCCAGGCAGTTGGAGACAACAGCACGAAAGTGGCTACAACCGCATTCGTTCAGTTGTCATCTGCTGCTATTCGAGGCGCATCTCGCAACCTCGTCATCACGACAACGGGCGGCAATGCGAATGTGCTGGTGGCGTTCGACGAGATGTGTCTGGAGAACGCATCGAATCTGGGTGTGGTGGTTAGAAACCAGTCTCTGACGATCAACACGGCTGGCGCAGTCGGATCACCCCTGTCGCTCTCGACGGGCGTGCTCGCCGGCAGCACCTTCTACGCCGTCATCATCTGGAACAACGGCACGACGACGACCGCGACCATCGACCCGAGCGCCACATCTCCGACCGCCCCGACCGGGTACACCAGCGGCTTCTACGCGTTCGCCGGATGGATTCAGACGGACGGTACCGCCAACAAGTACCCTCTGGGCATGCAGAAAAAGGGAGGCGTCACGCGCTTGATCGTCGGCTCTGGAAACGTGGCCGGCCTCACGGTCTTGCTGTCTGGCGTGCAAGGTGCGCCCACGGTTCCAACGTGGCAGGTCAAGTCGCTGTCAGGCATCGTACCGTCCACTGCGACGTCGATCCTGGTGGTGCTGACGTGTGGCACGAACAGCACGGCCATCTGCGCGCCGAACAACTCCTACGGCGCCTACGCCTCGACGACCAACCCGCCGCCGCTGACGCTCAGCAACTCAGCTCCAAGCCGAGCGCACGCCCCCTTTGAGATGTGGCTGGAGTCAACTAACATTTACTACGCAGCCGACAATGCCGCAGACGGCCTTTACCTTGCCGGATGGAGAGATGCCGAGTGAGCACAGAACCACCAAAAATCACAACAGATCAGATCGTTTACTACATGCTGGGTCGGCTCCAGGCGTTCGATGAGCGTCAGGACCGCATGGAAAAGCTGCTCATGCAGATCCGCGACCAGAACGTCGAGACCAAGTCTGATGTTGGAAGAGCCCGCGAGAGCATCGGCTTCTTCTACTGGGTCTACAAGTTCCTGAAGTGGCCCGCTGCCATCACGGCGACGGCTACCTTGCTGACGGCGGCGATCTCGCTGCTCAACGGGTGGTTGAAGTGACTCAGCTGACAGATCACTTCAGCCTGGAAGAGATGTGCAGATCCAGCACGGCAGAGCGACTCGGGATCAAGAACGACCCCAATCCGATGATCGTCTCGAACCTGGGTAGGACGGCAAGAGGTCTGGAAGAAGTTCGCTCTCTTCTCGGCCACCCAATCTACATCGACAGCGGCTATCGCTGCCCCTACCTGAACCGGGTTGTCGGCGGCGCAGCAAATTCACAGCACATGGTCGGCATGGCCGTTGACTTCACATGCCCAGGTTTCGGTGGTGCAATCGACATTGCGCGCACCATCGCGGCATCAGGCATTGTTTTCGATCAACTGATCCAAGAGGGTTCCTGGGTACATATCTCGTTTTCGGATACGCCAAGGCGAAACGTCTTGACGGCTCACTTCGGTGCTTTTGGCACCACCTATACGCAAGGGGCCTGACATGGGCATCAATGTTGGCGATGTGACGGGTATCGGCGAAGTCGCCAACGCAGCCAAGAGCGTGCTGGGCATGTTCTTCGCCGACAAGACAGAAGAGGAAAAGGCCAAGATCGCGGCTACCTTCGCGCTCATGCAGGGACAGCTCGACGTCAACAAGGCAGAGGCGTCCAACCCCAATACCTTCGTGGCAGGCTGGAGACCGTACATAGGCTGGGTCGCCGGCACGGCGCTCGGCATGGTCTACATGCCCAAGGCTCTGGTGCTGACCGGCATCTGGACATACCAGGCCATCACCCTGGTTTCTCACTGGCAGGGCATCGGCCCGCTGCCGACTCTCCCGCCCTATCCAGACCTGGGTGTCACCGATCTGATCGGCCTGCTCGGCACGCTGCTGGGCATGGGAACCCTTCGCACCATCGACAAGATTGCAGGAAATTCCAATGGTCACTGACTCATTCACCGCCACAGAGGTATCCATCCCGCGCGGCGCACCACTACCCGACTTCGGCGCATACGGCATCGAGGTGTCGCACCAGTTCAGCGGCAAGGGGTACGCCAAGATTTTCAACGTGCCGGCCGGCGTCGTCATCGGTCAGCACCGCCACAAAATGGGGCATGACTCGCACCTCATCCTGGGCTCAGTGGTCGTGACGGCATACGGTCAGCGCAAGCAGTACAACGCGCCGGCCGTGATCCACATTCCTGCTCTGGAGGCGCACCAGATCGACGCGGTGACAGATTGCCTGTGGGCCTGCGTGTGGCCTGACGTGGACGGGGTGACAGATCCTGAGCAAATCGACCATGAGGTGATCGCATGAAGCCACCCATCTCGCTCGTCACCAGCGGCGTCAACGTGGCACCCTTGCTGTGGTCGCTCTACCAGCAGCCCGAGCTGTGGGATCAAGAGACCGCGCGCACCGAAGATCCTGCGTCGCCTCATCACGGCCTGTCGGACATCTACATTCGTCACGGCGAGAAACCGCGCGACTTTGCGCCTCACGACTCGATCTGGTATCCGGCCTCGAACAAGCTGCCCGTCAAAGAGCTGATTTTTCCTCTCATGACCGCCATGTGCGCCGAGCGCCTTGGCACCGTGCTCATCACGAAGATCCCACCCGGCATGACCTGCAAGCCCCATAAGGACGGCGGCTGGCATGCGGGTTATTACGACAAGTTCGGCATCCAGATCACGAGCCATCCCGATCAGGCGTTTTGCTTCGATAATGCTCAACTGGTGACGCGCCCTGGTGACGTGTTCACCTTCGACAACTCACAGACCCACTGGGTCATGAATCCGACGCCATACGAGCGCATCACGCTCATCGTGGCATTGAAGCGAGGTATCTGACATGCCAGCAGAATGGGTAGCAGCGGGTGCAGCCGTACTGGGTGCTGCCAATTCGTTTGGCGGC